GAACAAGGCTCCTTTTCTTGTTTGCACTGCCGCAAGCTTCGTGAAGCCTGCGGATCGGGCTGTAAGGAGAGCGGGGCGCGCGCCGATGTTGTTGTTCGCGTTGGAGCGGTGATTATTGAGGTTCACGATGAACGCCCCCGCGTTGGACGTATTGTTCCAGTTCCCGGCGCGGAGGGCAAAGCGCGCCACTAACAGCCTTATCCCTGTCTTTGCCGGTACTCCCGGCTTTGCCTTATCCAGCCGCCCAGAAGGCGGCCGAACTCTGCCATCTTGTTGCTGAGGATCTCATATTGTTTGAGCGGTAAAAACTTGAGATCCATGGAAAGCCTTATCAGGCTCCTAAAAACCTCGAGCTCGACATCGATGTTGTACAGGACAGTTAGCTTGTCCCTGCTCTTGTTTGCCCGGATAACCATCTCCAGCATCCTGATCAGTGACCGCTTCAGATCCGCCACCAGCACAAACCGCTCCGATTTCGGGAACCGCCTGAAGGCACAATAGGCGTACTGGGTAGCGTCTTCCAGTTTTTGCTTGATTATCAGATTCTCCATACCCCAACCCAAAACAGATGATCACAAAACCCGGATCACAGATTCACAAAAGCGGGGCGCGCGCCGATGTAGTAGTTCGCGCCGGAGCGGGGATTAAAGAGGCCCACGACGAACGCCCCCGCGCCGGACGCATTGTTCCAGTTCCCGGCGCGGCGGGCAAAGGTCTCGACGTAGGCGTCGCTCCCACCTGCCGCGGGGTTCCGTAAATAAACCCTGTCGCTCCCGTGCGCTGCCTCCTGGCTCCCTGCTGGAGGGGCGATACCCAGAGCGACTAATATCTCCGGGGTGACGGTTACGGAAATTCCATCTGGGCCAAAATTGCCGAAAGCGTCATTGGTGTATTGCGTCCCTACTGACCTGTTTGCGCAAGTTGTTGCCAGCCTGATTGGCGTACTGCCGTCTCCTGCACCTGGCGACCAGTGCAGCGTCGCCCCGACGCCAGTATCAGCGCCGTCGGATGAGTCACCCTCGAATGTCACCTCAGGAGCCACGAGAGAGCCATCTACACCGAAGGCTTTCCAGAGAACCGAGTCTCTAGTGAAATCAAGAGCGTTGTCAGCCGCATTGTTGTTGGGTATCACTTGAATTTCCCCGCACGCCTGACGGAACCCATTAACCCACTCGTAAATGTTGCCGTTCAGTCCGCTTACCCCCCACGGAGAGCCGTCGTGCATCCACGAAAGAGGGCCCGTGCCCTCCGCTACTCGTGCGATTTTGTTGCTTAAGAAAAAGCTACCTACGGCGTAATTCAGAGGCGAATCTGCCTCTCCCGTGTTTCTGCCATAGTAATTATTGCCCCTGGGTTGTGTCCCGAAAACATTTTTGCACCACAGCGCCAACAGTGCCCATTCCGCGTTGGTCATCAGGTGCCAGCCTGTCCCGAGGTTGACCCCGCAATAGTTCAGGGAATTATCAAACGTCGGGGATGGATTAGCCCCGCCGACCAACGACGTGTAACTCGTTGCCATCGGGTCGACGCCGTAAAGCGAAACTCCCAAGTGTTTTGAGTTGGAATAAATAGAGCACCCCTTGTACTTCCCCACATAAATCTCGTTCAGGGTGGTTTCTCCCACGATAAACGCAGGGTGGGGATCTGTGTTCGTCCCTGTCCCCAGCACGTCCTTCACGCTCATTTGGGGAATCCTGACCATGATGGATGGGAAATACTTTCCAGCACCGTCGCTAACCCACTTCACGGTGTTTTTCCCTGCGGACATCTCTTCCATGAGCGAAGTCCAGTTATTACGCTCTGTTTCTGACGCGAAGCCATCTGTGCCAAGGGTCAGCACCCGCTGGGTGAGCGACCATTCAAACTCTCTGCGCTGTTGGTCGATGAGTTGTTGCGGGTCTTTCCCCTTCCAAAGGGCCGACACCGCAGATGACTTGTTCTGGATCCCCGTTTCAGAAATGGCTCTGGCCGCAAACCCGAACTGATAAAAGTCCGCAGCCCCTGTAAACTGCCCCAACGTTGCGCCGGCCAGGCACCCTATGCCGACTCTAACCGCACCTTCTCCCCGGGCTGCCGTCACGCTGATAGCCTCATCTGTCTCTAGACACGACAGGACAACACTGTTTCCGGAAGCAACGAGGGACAGAGTCCGCACCAGGCCCTTGTGAAGGAACAACTTGTTGTCAGAAACTGTATCAGCAACATTGTTGACTACTCTTAAAACTACCGAGTACCAGTCATTTGAAACAGCTTCTGTTGACGGAGCCAACACCTCGACGGAGACGTAATTATCATCCACGCCGGGGACTGCTACAGAAAAAAGGCTCTTCCTGGTATCCAGATCCCCTGTTTGCGGGATGGTTCCATGGGAAAGGACCGACGCCATGAACGTCCAGTTGCCATCCATCTGCACCGGCAAGGTGGGAGAAAGGCCACATTGTGACACCTGGACCCTGAAGACGACCCCCTCTATGGAACCGTCATTCGCATCCACTCCTGCAGTGGAACCGTTCTGCAGGTTATACCCCATTCCGTGACGGTCCTCCAGGTCACCCTGAGAGGGATCAATGAAAAAAACCAGCGCCGAATCATACATCAGAGAGGCCAAATACAAAGGGGCATTTGCTGGCGCTGATACCACTGAACCGATCTTATTCCCCTTTATTACAGTATAGAGATTACTCATAATTATTTTTCACCTCCGGATCAACTATGCAAGGTCCATAAACTATACGGTGTACTGGCTCCCCGCCCGGCTCTATCAGTTCCACTTCAAAAACCGCAGGTAAATCAGACGTTGCCGGCAATGCGGATGTTTCCTCAGCGTCAGCATATATACACACCTCTCCGTCGGCAGACAGCGTCATCCCGCCGTTCTCTGTGGTGAGCTCCAGCAATGGTTCGCCTGTACCATAGCCGGCACCGACAACGCAGCGCGCGGTCCAGGCCGTAAGGTTAACGGGCTCCCCATCCTCATCCAGAATGACCCAATACGGCTGCCACGTTGCGCCCTGATATATCATTTGTTTTTCCCATAATGGCTGTATCCTCATCCCATCACCCCCACCTTATAAGATCTCTCTCAAAACAACCTGGCACTCGCCTATCCGTATTCCGTGCCAGTTGATTTCAAGCGCTTCCTGGTCGAATCGGCACTTGATGTATTGGGTTTCGTTAGGAGGCAGCCAAAGGAATGAAGCATAAGCGCCCTTGTGTCTGTTAAAAAAATCCTTTAACTCCAGGATCTTTTCCGCGGCATCAGCAAACCCCAGCCTCCACTCTCGCGGTAGTCGGCGCTTATGTCTCCGTTGTTCCTTCCCGCTTTCGAACTGTGAGATCAAGACCTTGTACCCGCTCACAGTCTGGAATTCGTACCTTGGCTCGAAACAAAAAATCTCCAAAAAGACCACCTCCCTACAAAGTGCAAATAGCAATACGGAACGGATTCGGGATGCCTATATAAGGATTTATTCCTCTCGGGGAGCCCGTAACTGGCCCAGTTCCGAATAACGAAAATACTTTTATTTCAGCAGTCGTGGATGATAACTTCCTAACCCCATGGGTCCGAAAACATGCACCAAAATTACCACTGATATTGTACGGAATTATTCTTATATTTCTCGGCACAATGTAATATGGGTTCTCTGTCTCATGCTCGATCTGGACAGACCCAGCACTTACCAGCGTGTTCCTGTCCACATCGACAATTTCCCGGATCTTGAGATATTTGTTCCCACTATTGAAAACAATTTCACCCCGATCTCCATACGTCACTAGCCCCCACCCCGGCAGGGGTTTGTGTGCATTCGTATCTGGACTATATAGGGCATACTCGATCAGCCCTGTGCCAGTTTGCACTATCACGTCCCCCAGCCCTCCCACGCTGTGGGCTGGAGTACAGGCATCGGGGGCAAGGCAGACCGTATCCCCCGTGGGTGGTCTCACAGCACATATGGCAGAGATACGACCTGAATCGATCTCATGGTAATAAGCGTTCCCGCATCCCCCGCCTGTGTATTGTGTCCATGATGTTGCAGTCCCGCTCTCCCACATTCCCAAAACCTGTCTCCGGGAGTCAAACTGGATGTTGTTATTCACACCAATCACCAAGCCATAATCGATCAAGGTATCACCCACTGTTCATTACAGACATAAACCGCTATGCATGTTTCCCCGGAAACGACAGATCCTCCAAGGTTTTCAACCGTTTGCCATGTTAAAACTCCATCCGGGCTGATACCCACAATCAAGAGCCATTCCCCGGTGTTATTGGGACCGGGGTATGTTAGCACAATCGGCATCTTCCCGGCCACTTCCAAGATCGTCTCGCTACCCGAAGTAGTACCCGCCTTAACGCCTGAATAGATTAACCGGGCTGTATAATCCGTGGTATCCAGGGTGATATTCCCCCTTTCATCCCATACCTTCAATCCAACGCTCATGATTAAGCCCCCAGATAACCGAGTTTTACCCGGATAACCTGATCTGTGTTATCGTCAACCGTAACGCCAGTAGATCCCAGATCAGAGAATGTAAAGGTGAATGTCTCCCCGGAATCATGTCGGATAATTACCGTGTCATCGTCGGCATAAGCCCGCCAGCCATCTTTAAGGGTGACCTTTTCGGCGACCTTTTCGGCGACCTTGCTTGTAGTCATTCCGTTCTTGACAGCGATCGTGATATCTTCGTTCCCGGTTCCCGGGTTTAACGTGACTTTGATGTTTCCTGTAGCAGACGCTCCCGTAAGGACCTGGACGCTCACTACATCGTCATAAATCTCAAGGGTACGGTTCGTCAGATCAATAATAAACTTGTTGTCTGTGGACTTCGCTATCCCGGCAGTCACGATTCCCAGATCTGCCTTGATCGCCGACAGGCTGGAGACGTTTATCTTTCCGGCTGTTACAGCATTCGCGGCGATCTTGTCTGCTGTGACCGCATTTGTATTTAACTTCGGGGTCGTGATAGCGCCATCGGCAATATCCGTTACCGTCCAACCCCCTTCGGGTATCTCTAGATCAATACTGTCAGCGGTTACACCGTTTACAGGTCCAACCCAATCCGAAGTATTCCCGCTTGTGTCTACAGCCCTGACCCAATACCAATATGATGTCAGGTTTTCCAGGCCCACCCGGACGTACCTATTCGTATCCACAATTGCAACCAGACTGCCTTCGGAGGGATCCGATGGTTCCGCGGCTCCTGTATATTCAACAATCTCTATATGGGACAGGTCGGGATCTGTCGGGTTGGTCCAAGACAGATCCATATATGTGTATCCACCATTTGCTGACAGGCCCACAGGAGGGCCAGGAGGGGCCGCTTTCCCGTAGAGCGTCAACCCCTTGGTAACGCCGGACGCCTTTATACCCTTTTCATTGATCGCCCTAACCCTGACAGACACCGTCTGATTAGCCCTGACATTTCGTATGACGTATCCCTCGGTCCCTTCCGGGACAACCGCCAGCACATTCCATACCGATGCCTCTTCCTCCAGTAAAGCGACCTCTACCCCCGACAGAAGAACTGGGGGGTCCTGCCATGTGACATCAATATTGGACATTACAGGCCCGTCAGGATGTACCAAAATGAACTCTACCGCGTCCAGGTTGGACACGTTTGGACACTCGAAGGGGTTCGGGAGGTTCGTATCGATGTGGTCCTGGTAGTCGAGTGCCACATCGTTATAAACCTCAGCGACGTACTCGGAACAGACGATGGTGATATCGTCAGTGTCCCCGGTGTCCGTGACCATCTGAACCCGCATCCATTTATTACTCCAGCCCGGAAGATCGTGAGTTAAGGCGATAACATCCCCGACTTCGATATCAGCGTCCTTAAGGGACAGATTGAAAGAACAGAAGTTCCTGATAGCCTGTGACGAATCGATCAAATAGGCACCCATACGGGCGACTTGGGAGGGTCTTGTTATTCCCAGAAGGCTGAAGGTCTGCTCAACCACTCCCCTGACAGCGATGTCAGCAGGATCCTCAAAGACAGAGGTTGTCCGCTCCCAATGATTATCAGGATCGACCCATTCAATAATGACCCGGTTTAAAGCATCCTCATCAGGGGTCTGCCACCAGGTGAAGGACCCGTCGATGATGTTATCCAGCCCGACCGCCTTCGATGCCGTTGTTACAGGCGCATCAACTCGTAATTCTATTTTGTCTCGCTTGACCAGATACCCCCGGAAACAGGACAACATATCGGTCAATGTGTCAGGCCCGTGCCGATAAGTGTCAATGACCATGTCCAACGTAAATCGTGGCTCCCCTCCTACCAAATCATCACAATAATTAGCAGCCTCCACAAAAGAGGCCTCATTGATTCGGTGGAGCGGAACTCCCAGCCCATACCTTTCATTTGTCAGATAATCCCTGATGATCCATGATGGGTTGCGGGAGAACTGAACCCCACTAGGTGTCCACACTGTCCGACCCTCAACAATGGACGTACAGGTTGCAGGGCCTGACAACTCCTTCTGGGCCTTCAAACTCAACCCGATAAAAGCGATATCATTAGGATACGCCCTCTCGATATCTCCCTTTGTGGGATTCGAGGGCCACCACTCAGGCCACGGAATATTACCTATATACCCGGACACTCCCGACCCAGCCACGGGATCCGGGTCTCTCGGGTCAGTCGTTTGGCTAGTGGTGTTAAGGTGGATTGTGTAAGAACAATCTTCAAGGTCGGCAACGGGATCCTTGTCATCGACCCTGACCTCAGAGATTTGCTCGACAGGGCCCTCGGAGATCCCTATCATCCTGTCAACTTTTGTCTTGTCGTCGTCCAAAAACTTCTCATAAAAAATGTTCCCGGCGACCCTACACCGTCCATAAACAATGGGGATCGGTAACATCTGAGACTTGCTGTTCTGAACAGGGCCGATCGAATAAGTAGGGGATTGGACATCTATCCTTGAACTCTCGAACATCGCCCCGATCGAAGCCCCGACCGCCATAGAAGCCAGCAACGTGGCTCCGAACAGGTACGCCCCACCGCCAACGCTGATAGCCCCGACCAGAGCCCCTAATGCCACAAACGCCATTTATAGATCACCTCTCACACGCCAGTAAGACCTGACCCTCGACTCAAAGGCCCGCCCCCAGCGTGATATCCTGCTGTCACTGTCCTGCATGATATGTAAGACTTGACCTGGCTCCACACATGTCATCAAATGGTCAAAACCCACGATCCTGACCACAACCAGACCCCCAACCTGAAGATCCCCGACCCTCTCACAGAACGTAGAAACCTTCGCTTCGATCTCCCGGCTCCTGGATTGTAGACTCCCCAGATTCCACGACACATCGCCATAAAGATCCGGGGAGATCTCCCGATCCCAAAGCACCCTCTGGGCATATACCGCCAGAGAAAAACAATCGGCCCCTTCAGGGGGCCGACCTCCGCAACTCCACGGTATTCCGACCAGATCAGATAACCTCATCTGTGGAGCGTCCTGACATCCTTTGACGCTGGAAGATAGGGGAACAGATTAACCCAGTACATCCTCCGGGGAGCCTTCTTTTTCAAACTGAAATCAGCCCAGACAGACAAAGAGAGGGCATACTCATTTATCAAAGCCTGTTTGATCCTTCCGATAAACAGCAACTGAGCCCCATCAGGGTACGCTAAAAGATCCTTGAACCCCCTCCAAACATGCACCGTCACACCATTCAACCGCACCGTCTGAGCCAGAGCAGAGAACTCCCTGCTCACGTTGTCGATCATTACGGTGACGGTGTCGATGGTGCTCTCCTTGCTTACCTCCAGTTGCTCGAACTTGACGCCGCAAGAGGTGTAGGTCTGCGGAAACCCGTCCTCGTCGAACCAGCTGATGTCCGTCCTGGAACCTGAAACAGGGTTGAAGTCGCAGTCAGTCAAATACAAACTGTGCTTCACCTCAGGGTTGGCGACCTCCGGGATGTTCAAGATCCTGACAAACAAGATCGGATGTACAAGATCCTTGCCAGACTCTTCATTAAACCTTTCGCTGGCACGAGGCATTACACCACCCCCTTGATTGCCTTGCGAATCGCCCCGTCGCGCATCAGGTTCTCAAGGACCATGGATTCAAAGACCCCCTTATGGGTTCGCGCCAGCTGAACGAAGCTCTGGGCGTCAACTGCGTTGATGTTCATCGTAACGTGGACGTTATCCCCGCCGCCTTCAGATTCAACTCCAAGCTTCCCATCACTCCCACGCTTCAGGGGCATGACCGCCTC